TGTGGTCAACGGTGGCTGATTTCACACGGGGCGTAGCTCAATGTAGCACAATGAGGGTTCGCTGTCGGGTGGGCCTAAGAGCGCTGCGCAGAGATGTGTAGGGTGCGGGTTCAAGTCCCGCCGCCCCGTCCAAGTGTCGCCCCGGCGCATAGTTCAACTGGAGAACACCCCGCATGGAGCGGGGAGACCCCGGTGCGATTCCGGGACGTCGGGACAAGCTGTGTGGGGTGGGGCGTTGCCTCTGTTGGTCTCTCGGTTACGGCTCTGGATCTAGAAACATGGAGCCCGGCCCGCGGCGACCGAGAGGCGTTACCGCAAGCACCGCTCTACCCCGCGCATGTGTCTGAGGATAGCTCTGGTGAGCACTGGCAGTCTCTGCGACGCGCGCTCGCAGTGCCAGAAGGGCTGGTTCGATTCCGGCGATCCTCTACTAAGTTGTGCAGGGATATGCAAGCGGCCAAAGCAGCCGGGCTGTAACCCCGGTCTCTTATGAGTTCGGAGGTTCGAATCCTCCTCCCTTCACCAAGTGTTGCACCACTCCACAGGCAGCGATGCCTCACCGGACGGTGGAGCGTCGCCAACATCGGGCCGGGCGCACCGGGCCAACGCGCCCCACACAGACAACACGAGAGGGGGCCGACTGATGGGTGAAGTGGAAAAGGCAGAGAAAGCGAATAAGGAGCGACTGGACGCGGTGGGCGCGAGCCTGATGAATGTCAGCGCTCGGCGCAAAGAGCTGGAAGCGGCGTTGCCAGAGGACGTGCCGCGCGTGGAGGAGATGCTGCGTCACGCACAGTTCGGCTTGAATGTGGCTCTGCACAGAGCATGGGGTGCGTTCTATCATCTGATGGAAGTAGAGGCCGCCACGAAGCGCGCCGCAAGGGAGGCATAGACGATGCCCTACAACCCGGTAGAGAACCTCCTGTTCGCCATCGTCGCGATCGGCTGCTACCTCGGCCTGTGCGTATACGAGTGGACTACAGGTGACAGCGTAGTAGAGTGACGGGGGACGATTCTACGCCACCCCTTGACTTTAGTCTTCCGCTTCGCTATAGTTTGAGTGCGGTTTTGGAGCCCGTGCCGCCTTGGAATGGCGCAAAACTTACCCTGGAGTGAGTGACGCATCCGACCGTTGGATGCGCCCGCCGTCTCGGGAAGACGAAAAACTCGTCCTGGTGGATCCGTCGGGGTTGAGGGAACCATTAGCCCCCGGTCGGCCCAATGTCAGGGCTAATGCAGCCCGGACATGAGTAACCAGGTGGTGTGTTCGTGCATATTGCACGGGCGCACCACCTGTCCGATTCTCCGCTACCCCTTGACGTGGAGGCCCCATTGCGGTAAAACTTAGACCGACATTCATCGGACACCGACAGAAAGTGGTGCTCGCATGGCTGACGAAGTCACCGACATCGTCCCGCATACCGTCAATGCTATGGCGCCGGAGCAGATCGAGCAGGTGATCAATTGGTATGCCGCCGGGCACTCACCACGCGACATTGTCAGCTTCGCGGACACTGAGTTCTCCCTAGTCCTTGACGAGAGCGAAGCCCGCCTCCTTTGGACCTCGCACACCACGGAAATTGCGGAAGCCGTCCGCAGAGACTTTACCGCAATGCGGAAAAACCCCTATTATGAGCCCTCCTTTGTAGTCTCGAAGCTCAACATGCTTCTCTTCGGCCTGGAGCAAATGATAGGCTCCGCCATCTCAGAAAACGCAACGGGCCCCACCGCGAAACTGGTCGGGGTTTGGCTGAGTGTCCTGGGCCGCATGGATGAGTACCAGCCCAAAGAGGGCAAGCCCGACGATGCTGGTGCGGGCAACTTCGCTGAATTGATGCGCGTCATGGATCCGGTAGACCGGGCTAGGGTGGAGCGTTTGCTCGCCGAGATCAATGAGATTGTCGGCGTGCATCGGGTCGAGGAGGAGTAAACTGTGGTTGGCGGTGCAATGCTGGATCAAATGGCCGGCGGACTGGAATGGCAGGCGATAGAACACGCCCGCGAGGATCCGGTTGCGTTCGGCCATTACTGCTTCTGTGATGAGCGCGGCGACCCATGGCTCATCGGCGATCCCCTGCACCACGATTGGCAGAACTACATTCCCCGCGAAGGCCCGTGGCAAGGGGTGTTGGTTGGCTTCCGCGAATCCATGAAGACCAGCCAAGTCGGGTTCAGCCGCGTGATATGGGAACTCGGCCGCAATCCCTCGTTGCGCATCAAGTACGTGACGTGCAACGATGAAAAAGCCGCCGACCACCTGCGCTGGATCAAGGAAAACATCGAGGACAACGAGCGATTGCATAAGGTGTTCCCCAATCTGAGGCCGGGGCCGAGCCGCACATGGCTCTCGAAAAAGATCATCGTTGAGCGGCCATCTGGCAACATGCGCGACTGCTCAGTCGAGGTCGGGGGCATCACATCGAACGCCTCCGGCGGCCGGGCGGATCTCCTCGTCTTCGACGACATCATCGACTACAAAACTGTGGTGATGCAGCCGCGGTTGCATGAGAGCATCACGGGGCACTTCCGCAATACATGGCTCTCGCAGGGTGCAAAAGGCCGACGCATCATTGTCGTCGGAATTCCCACGACCTCCGACGATCTTCTGGCGCAACTTATGATGGATCCGGCATGGGCGCACTTCGCGAGACCCGCTTATGAGAACGACCCGGAAACCGGCGAAACCGTGCTGGCGTTCCCCCAGTACTGGCCGATGGACCGCCTCATGGAACAGCGCGGCGCCCTGGGGGAGCGGGCATTCCGCAGGCAGTTCATGCTGCAAGCGATCAACCCCGACGAACGGTATTTTTCGGAGCAGGGCATTGTGCTCTGCACGGAAGACTGGGAAATCGGTGAGCATGTCAACCCCGACTGGCCCCGCTACATCGGCGTGGACATGGCGCAGTCGCTGCGTAAGAAGGCTTCCTACAGCGTCATCTTCGTGATTGCGGTGGATCCCGAAAACGGCAGGCGCCACCCCGTTGAGATCATTCGCGCGAAGATGCGCCCGACTGATCTCAAAGATACTATCATCAACGCCTCACGGGCTCACCATGCTGTTTGTGTCCGCGTGGAGAACAACGCCATGCAGGATGCGGTCATCGAGTGGTGTGGGCAAGAGGCTCGGGATCTCCCGCTCATCGGGCATTTCACGGGCAAAAACAAGTGGGACCCCGAGGTGGGCGTCCCCCGCCTGATAACGCAGATGGAGAACGGCGCCTGGGTCATACCCATTGGCGTCGAACATCGAACTGCGGCAGCTCGCGGCAGCCAGAAGTTGGACTTGGATCTGGACACCGCGCACTGTCCTGTCTGTGCATGGCGCATGGAGATGGAGCGCTTCCCCGTGGGAACAACGGCGGACACGGTTATGGCGATGTGGTTGGCCGACGCGGCCGCCGCGACCCAACACCGCAGCGAACCGCTTGTCACCGCTTTTGGCACTGGAAGAAAAGTCATTCAGACTGGTTGGAGGGCATAACTCATGGCTGATGAATTCGGCGACAGTAGTGCCCGAGTCAAAGGGCCCCCACGTCTCATCGCTGGTCTAATGCGGCGGATCGCGAAGTGGTTTGGCCCGAAGCCCGGAGAGACCAAGGAACGCGGCCGTCATGGACAGTCGCACGGGACTCTACCCGGAGATTTCCCATGGGAGATCTCCGATGGTCGCAAGGAGCAATTCGAGGACATCCAGGCGATGGATGCGGACGACGGGGTAATCGCTCGATGTCTCGACCTCATTGCGGAGCGAGCGACCATCGGGGAGGGAGCACAGCACGCATACTGGTTCACGGTGAAACCCAGCACTCCTGCGCGCGAGGGGGATGATGAGGACGATGGCGGCAGCGAAAGTGAGAGGAATGAAGCGGCGGAGAGCGCTGCGGGCATCCTCAATGAGATGTTGCTCCGAACCGGCCTCAACGACGCCCAACGTTGCTGGGATGACACGCGGGCGGTGACCAAGTTCGGCAACTGGTTCTGGGAGTTGACATTTGGGCTCGGGCGGGAACCGGGGCGGGTGCGGCTCTATGACACTGGACCAGAGGACCAGGGGAAGACGGGCTATGTCTCGCGGGTCAAGGCGTTTCCGTACCCCTACCAGGTGAGATGCAACGTCGATGCTATTGCCGAAAAGCGAACTGGCCGCCCGGGCAAGTGCAAGCCCGGTGCAGCGGCATGGGAACAGTATGATGATGCCGGCAATCTCATAGCGCAATGGGACGCCTACGAGATCGTACACTGCGTCCATGGCAATCGGCAGGGCAACGTATACGCCATCCCCATGCTGGATTCGCTGCGCCGTATCTGGCGCCGCCTCCGCATGAAGGAAGACAGCATGGCGACGGCGCGCATCACACGCGCCTACCCGCGCCTCAAGCATCGGATCCTCGTCCCCAAAGGGGCCACAGCGGACGAAGTCCAAAGGGCATTTGATCTCTACCAGGAAAACATCACTTCGCGGCAGCAGATCTCGGCCAACGATACGACGAACGAGATCAGCACGGGGATGCACAAATCTCCGGTGGATGTCGAGACCGATTTCTACATGGTCGCCTATTACACCGATGATGGCAAACTCATAGCGGGGGATGTTGACGAGATTGGCGGCGACGCGCCGCACCTCGCAGACCTCACTGACATCTACTGGGACATGACCCGGATGCTCACCCGCATCGGGGTGCCAATGAAGTATCTCAACATGTATCTGGAGAGCGCCAAACCCTTCGTGGACAGCGATAACGAATCGGTGGACGAGGCGTTTTCCCGCCTCATTCTCAGATTGCAGACGAACTATCAGACGGCGGTCTGGCACATCTGCATGATCGAGTTGCTTATGCAGGGGATCAATCCCATGGATGTCGCCGACCAGTTGGCGATGGACATGGCGCCGGTCAGTTTGGTCGGTTCGCATATCAAGTCGCGGATCCTGAACCTGCGGGCGCAGACCGCAATCATCTGGGACAAGTTGGGCTTCCCGGATGAATTGATCGGGACAGAGGTGCTGGACTTGACGGGCACTGCTGTGAAAAAGTGGACGAAGGAACGCGAGACGCGACGACAGAGAGGCGACGAGGTAACTGATGAAGAGCGCGACGAAACCATCGAGAGGTATACTCAGCCGGAGCGCACTAGCGACCCTGCATCGCGTAGTTCACGATAGCGCCCCGGAGACCGAGGGCCTTGCCGAAGCGCATCGTCTCTGCGTAAGTCTTTTCGCGCTTGCGAATGACGCGCATCCGATAGACCCGGATGCGCCGCTCGATGCGGAGAGCGCCGCCATGGCTGAGGAGGCACCCCACCTCGCTCGCTTTCCGGGTGCTGTCCACCTTGGGCGTCAGGTGCGGCTCGTCGGCGAGGGACTTACCCGCCCCGACGCCGATACCTATGACCTGCTCCCCCCGGACGACGAGGGCGGCGAAGCCATCCTTGCTGCAATTCAGCGGAACGCTCCCCATGTCAAGATGAACATGTTGGCCGCTGGCAACCCCCAGGCCCCCTATGTGAACCTCTACGAAATGTGGGCCATGCGCACTGAGGAAACGCAGCCCAAAGAGGTGCCCGACGAGAGTGGCATCGCGATTGGCGAACCCATACCGATCGCCGCCCTTGGCGAAAGCGGGCACCTGAGTTTCCCGTGTATTGCCCAAGCGTTGAAAGGTGGGGTCCGCCTGCAAGTCCATCTCGACGATGGACGCCTGCGGATCTTCGCCCAGCACGGCGCCGAGGTAACTGATGACCCCGGCTATCTGGAGATTGCTCGAGCATTCGGTTCTCTGCGCTATCCTCGCCGCGGCATCTTCGACTGCGTACACTCGCCCGGGCGCTCCGCTGTCTACCTGGTGGAGTGTATTTCATGGGATGGCGGCACGACATTCAGACTGCCATTGCGCGAACGCCTCGCTCTCATGGATGGCATTGAGGCCGGCCCCAACTTAAAGGTCGTGAACTGGCGCATCGTGGAAAGCCCGCTTGACATGTATGGCTTCACGAAGAAGGCGGTGGTCAAAGCGATCGACGAGGAACTCCGCCCGCAGGACCACGGCTGGCTCATCGCGAAACCAAAACACGTTCAGCCCGGTCGCGCCGCACCATGGGCTCTCTGCGCTGGCGGCGATGACGAGGTTCCGCATATCGCATACGCCACTACGGCGGAAAGCGCATTCGATCTGCTCGATGTGCCGCCGGCGGGTGACGTGCCATTGGTGGTTGTGGTATGCGATCGCGGTACCGAAGCCCTTCAGATTCATCAAGTGGGCGGTGAGGTGAGAGTTTACCGCGATACCTACAATTCGGCAGAAACGGTTGACAGTGCGGAGGCCGCTTGTTATGATGGCTCCTCAGAAGAGGACGCCGGATGGACATTGAACGTTTTACGTGAGCCGAATGGGGAAATCATAGGAGTGGACTGCCTTGCTGAAGGCAATTCCTCCCTGCACACAGTTCCCTATTCAGCCCGCATGAGGCTCCTAAAGAACAGGGTCGCACCGACATTGGATTGGACACTCAGTTCGGACCCACAGATGGTCTCAGGGATCGACGGGCTTCGCGAAGCAGTCAGTGGATTGAAGCCGAACACGCAGATGATAGTTCGCCGCGCCGACGCGCTCTGCGAGATCCCGATGCTCGAGGTCATAGTGAGGACGGGCTGACCCCCGGATCGGTCAGGATCAGAACCGAGATTGCACACAGCAGTCGAGGGAGGCATTCCCATGCCTTGGTCACTGACCGATGCACCTAAAGGTACCAGCGCACTTCCCCTTGGTGCCAAACGTATTTTCATCGCAGCCGCGAACAAAGTTCATGCCGATACCAGCGACGATGAGCAGGCGATGATTGCCGGCTGGGCCGCGGTCAAGCGCCACTATACCAAGGGTAGTGACGGTAAGTGGACGCGGAAGACCGCCGCCGCCGATACCAACATCGCCAACGCACTCATTGCGGTTTCGGCGCGGGATGTACCCCATGAGACGCTCCAAGCGAGTCTCGAGGTCCTATTGAGGGAGGGGCATCTCGCCCCTGTGAAAGACTCGCGGGTCGAAGCGGCTGGCGGTATGGGCCGCAACAATGGCGATGCTGCTGGCGCGGGAACGGGCGGCAAGTGCGTCTGCCCCGAATGCGGCTACACCACTACCCATGACACTGGGGAGCCCTGCAACGAGTTGAAGTGCGCTGAGTGCGGAGCAACCATGACGCGGGACGAGGCGGTTAGCACGGACGCCGCGGCAGAGGATATGATCTTCGCCGCAGACCACGAGCACATCACCGATGAGAAGCCGCACTTCCTACTCTCCGACGTAGCCCTGGGGCGCAATGCCCTTGCCCGCATCGCCCTCTATGCTGAAGTACCCTCGTGGTGGAGCGGTACTCTCGAGGACTTGCAGGCTGGGGTGCGCGTCGCTGTCTACGAGCGCTTCCCCGACCTGAAGACGAAGGACATTGGCGCTGGCCCCTACAGTCTTTTGCCGCCAACTGTCGCGGAGGCTGAACCCGGTGAATTGACGGAGGTGCTTGCCGACGCGCTCGAGCAGACTGAGGATCTGCTGGTCGTAGCAGGCGTCGCGGCGGCCGCACCGGCATTCGGCACTTTCCTGACCGCCATGGAGATCGAGACACTTCAGGCGGCGGCGGAGCAAAAGGTATACGATCTGGCGAGCGTTGGCCGCGAGGCCATCGTGATGCCCTTTGCCGCATCCGACGAGACATTCATCTTTGAGGACGACGGAGAAGTGCTGACATTCGACGCGGTGGTCGGCCAAGTGGAAACGCCACTGGTGCCGCGTATGATCAGCGCGGACGACGTAACCCCGGTAGTATTCCGGCGGGAGTCCATCGAAAGCAACTTCCCCCGGCTTGAAGCAGAAATTGCGATGGGACGCCTGTTCGGGGAAGCAGATCATCCCCCGGACGGGAAGCCGCGCATTCGGGAGACATGCGTGGTGTTCGACGACATCCGCCTTGATGGTAATGACATCGTAGTGCATGGGCGCACGACACGGAACGCGGCTGGGCGCGACGTCCGCGACCTGGCCCTCACACCGATCAATCTCGAATTCAGCTTGCGCGGGTGGGGCAAGCCGAAGCCGATCACGTGGGAAGGCGAAGGAAAGTTCAAGGGGCGGAAGTGCACCGAAGCCTCGGACTTCATTCTTCGCACATTCGATGTCGTAACCACAGGGCTCGCGACGACCGGACTGATGGGCGTCGCGGCCGATGATGATGGAGGTATTCAGATGGACGCTAAGGACGCTCAGGACGCAGCAGAAGGTGACGACAACGTAACGGCGGGACAGGACTTTGTGGAGGAGCAACTCGAGCCCGGGAAGGACTTGCCGGCGGCTGCGGCCGCTCCCGCTCCCGCAGACGATGTGGAGGAAACGGTGGAAGAGACCGAGGACACTGAGGCTTCCGCTGAGCCCATGATCAAGTTGTCCGATGTTGAAGCCGCGATGGAAACCGGAATCGCAAAGGCCATGGAGAAGGCCAGCGCCCGGCAGGAGATCACAGCCGAGATCGCTCGCGTCAAGGGACGTGTGAGCGACGAGCCCGGCATCCAGATGCTGTTGACCTCGCACCTCGACAGTGCGCAGACCGTGGAAGAGGTCAGAGAGGCCGAGAAGGCGCTGGAGAGCGTGTTCCCGAAGCTCAATGACCCCTCCGCTGGCATCATGGCCGGACAGGGCACAATTGCCGGTACCCCGCGCGACAAGCCACTGGCTGACTTCATGGCGGACGGCGAGGGTAACGTCGTTCGGAGGCCGAACACGGTGCCCGAGGTTCGCGAGCTTCTCATGGCTGGTATCGAGGATACCGGCACCGACGATCCCGGCAACGACGCATACAACTTCAACATCCTGCTCGACAACTACGAGACGGGCGGCGGTCGCAACGAGCACTACCGCTATCTCTATACTCTCACCAAGCCGGGCTACCAGCAGTTCGAGGCAGCCTCGCAGACAACGGCCCTGATGGGGACGCAGACCCCGCAGGTGCTGCCACTGCTCAGGTATCTCTATCCGAAGCTCTTCGCTCGGGTAATCGCCTCGGTGCAGCCGATGCGCCAGCCGACCGCGACGGTCTACTGGATGCGCTTCCAGAAGATGGACGGGTCCACCTACACCGAACAGCGGAGCAACTTCGACTACGACTGGTCGGATCGCGAGACAGAGGCGACGACCAAGAAGCAGCTTGGTCTGTCGATGGAGCAGGCCAACATCAGTGCTCGCGAGAAGAGCATCTACTACGACATCGCGCAGGAGGTCGTGCAGGACATGGCCTCAGTGCACGGCGTCAATGCGCAGTCGGAACTGCTCAAGGAAGCCGCCAACGAGATCGCGCGAGAAGTCAACTACGAGATGCTCTACGACATGTGGGACAACTCGACTGGCTCCGCGCTAACCTTCGGCACGGCACTGCCGGCCGCGGGTTGGACCAACATCGACCAGTGGTGGAAGATGCTCGCCACCTTTATGAACAAGGCGAGTGCTCAGATCCGCCGCGACAACTACATGGGCCCCAACTGGACGGTTGTGGATCCCATGTCGGCCGCGCTCCTGGGTGTCCTGGACACCTACGAGACGACCACGAACGTCATCGAGGACGAGTTCGGTGTTGGCCTGAAGCGGATCGGCAGCATCGCCGGTCAGTACGCTGTCTACCAGGCCGATTGGTTCACCGAAAACCGCATCCTCCTCGGGTACAAGGGCAGTAACTGGACCCGTTCCGGTTACGTGTATGCGCCCTACATCCCCCTCTACACCTCGCCGATCGACTACGACGCGCCGACCAACACGGTCGCGCAGTCGGTCACCAGTCGATACGGGACCTACTACCAGCGACCCGGACTCTTCGGTAAGATCACGATCAGTTCGGCTACGGGTGTCAACCCCTTCTAAGCGCGACCCGCGCGTGAGGACTTTGGGCCCCGCGGGCAACCCCTGCGGGGCCCAATATAGACCCGAGGATGATAACCGTGGAATACAGCGACATCCGGGCGTTCCTCCGCAGGCGTGGCATTACCACAGCGCAGGTGACCAACCTACAGGTCACCGAAATTGCGGGCGATGTGCTGCGCGAGTGGTCAATGGTTCGCGGCCCCTGGTATGTAACCACCCTGACCACGGCGGCGGACACCTATGCCTACGACTACCCGAGCGGCGCCCTCATCGTGATCAACGTGCACTGGTCGCCTGATCTGGGCGACGAAACAGTGGATGAGTTCATCCAAGAAACGATGACGGGCGTTTCGCAGAGTCCGCACTATCCGAGCTTGCGGGTCATTCGCAACATCGAAACTACCCGCTGGCGAGGTGCTTTCTCGGGTACATGGAAAGATGAACAGGGCCAGATCATTCTCTACCCGACGCCAACCGCAGTACACAATGTCGCCGTGGAGTATCGGACGCTGGCGACGCTCTCCGACATTCAGGCGAACGAGAACACTCTCTTCCTCGACGGTTGCATGGCGTTCGCTATGAGCAAGGTCGGCTTCGAGCGGGCATCAACTGCGGGCTGGCGTGCGAGTAGGGTCGCAGTGGATGGCCGTGCTGGGCTCGCCATGATGGAAAAGGGCGAGAGAGATATGGCTCTTTGGCGCAGTCGTTTGGGCTTGGGCGTTCTCAACCCGAACGGGAGGTCCTGATGGACATTCCCACGCCGGATACTGTGACAATCACGCGCTCTGGAATGAGCGGGAATACCTATAGTGGCGAAACAACGGTTGCATCCGCAGTTCCCTGCATGATCGTGCCGGCAGGCGAGGACAACGATTGGACTAAGATCATAATGATCTGCGATCCAACCTACGAAGTTCTGGCCGGCGACACGGTCACTGACGATAGCACTGCTGAGGTCTACAATGTCATAGAAACGCAGGGACCACAGCGGAATCCGCTTATGTGGGTAGCGCACCACCAGGAAGTGGTGATGGCTCCAAATGCGATTTGACACGGCCCATCCTACCACGGGCAAACAACGCACGAAGTTCGATCCGGTACCCTGGGTTTTGATGCTGCTGATCTGCGCCTCAGTTGTAGTTTTCACGCTCGTAGCGGCGCAGGCACAAGTGCCTGCGGACGGCACAATAGACGCCAAAGGACTATTCCACATAGACAAGAGCATCGTGGCGATGCTGGGAGTCATGCTCGCTTTGAGCAGTGCGGCCGTTGGTTGGGGACTGGCGATGGGACGCATCCGAGCGCACTGCGAAGACGACAGCAAGCATCAGACGCTTCGGCAGTTGGACGATCGCTACTACTCGAAGGGCGAGATTGACGCCACGATGAAGGCGGGGATCGCCGAAATGAGCAAAGTGGTTACCGAGAAGATGATGGAGTTCATGCGGAGGCGCGATGGCTGACACAGTTACCGAAGCGGGCAATGAGATACTGACCAATGTGCTTCTCTACGCCGATTGGGACGGAGAAGACGGAACGCCGCCCGAGGACATCACACTCGGAACCAAGCTCGAAGGGCACCCGCTCGGCTGGCTCAGTCACGTCGATAAGTGGCCCGGGCTTTTCGTCGTGCCGATGGGGTGGCCGAGCAACACGAAAGAAGCTCGGCAGTACAAGCAGTTATTCAGTTGCGCGATCTATGTGGTGGTGGCATTCGAGGAGAACACGCAGCCCTACCAGGAAGCCCGCGAGATGTGCATGAAGGTCAAGCGCAACCTCGTGGGAGCGCGGGCGGAAACAACCCACATTCTGGGGTTGAGTTACTTGGCTGAAGAAGTGTGGATGAACGCGACGCCGGAAAACGAGTTCGCTCGCTACCTGCGCGAATCTGGTGAGGAGTACGCCTGCGCAAGCATGGCATTCAGTTGGACGGCATATTCCGACTCCGAGGATACGGGCTGATGGCTACCATCATCATAGAGGGCGGCAAGGAAGTCGTGCGGCGCTACGAACTGCGCAAGCGCGTCCTCGGGCCCAATGTTGAGTGGTTCCACGGGCAAATGAGAAAGGCTGCGCTCATAGGTTACCGCTACCTAAGTCAAGGCCTCATAACCACAGCAGAGTTGAAGGAGTACTACGCATCTAAGAATGTGGGCATGTATGGGCACGGCACTGTTGTGGGCGGACAACCAGACTACTTCATCAATCCGCAGCCCCGCGAGGACGGGAGCCTCACATGGCTTGAGGGCTTCCGCGAGACCATGGGGCCGATCGCTGGTGGTGGACA